CTTAATCCGCTCAGCGGGGGACATATCTTCTTCGTATGCGGTATCGCTAGGAGCGGTTGCCATGATTACTTACCTTTAGCCTTACCACCACCGCACAGAGCTTTAACAGCCTCGTGATGCAGTTTGTGGCCAGCGGAGTGTTTAGCAAAATGTTTGTGGTGTGCAACATGGCCACCGTCTTCGTGCATACCCATCGTGTCGTCGTGGTGGGGCATTGAAGAAAACATTTTTGGTTCTTTCATCATTTCGTCTTTCATGCTAGTTCCTTATAGATAACGACCACGGGTGCGGCCTTTAGTTGCAATACCATCTGGGCTGCTGTTGGTTTTAACTTTACCCATACTTGCTGGTTCCAAACGTGATTCTTTTTTAGCTGGACCTGCATCCATACGAGCAACTTTACCCATTTTAGCGGGTTCCATACGAGCTTCTTTTACGCTGCCACCGCTAGCCATTTTGACCATTTCGGTTTTGCGAACTTTAGCCATGCCACCTGATTTCATACCGAGCATCCCCATTTGTTTTGACTCAGGGACAATACCTTTTTTATCCACGCCTTTAGGTAGTTGTTTGTTCATCTCGGCTTGAATCTTGCCACCGGCTGCATATTTTTTCACATCACCACCTTTTTTCAAGACGATCTTAGTACCTTTCTGGCCTTTGTGTTCTTGAGCATCATGCTCTTTGAACGCTTTCTTAATCATGGCAACATCTTGCTTCTTGTCAGCAGCCATTTCTTTTTTCATTTCAGATTTGGATTCTTTCATAACCCCACCTTTCTTAAATAAGTTCATTTCGCCATGATTAGTTTTAGGCTTATTAACACCTTGTAAATCAGGGCGGTTTACAGGGCCAAGTTTTTTTCCTTTATCTGCTTCCATGTAGTCTTCCCCAACAGCCTTAGGAACACCTACTTTCTTTGCAAAATCAGGGTTATTTGCTACTGCTCGCATGAATCTGGCTTGTTTGTCGGATACGCTAGGCATGTTATTTCCAGTGTGTTTTAACGAACTCAAGGGCTAAATATCCAACACCACACAAAGCTGACCAAGCCAAGCCACCAAGAGTCTTTTCAATAATGGCTTTGCGGAACTCTGCTCTTTTTGCTTCGTTCTCTATCGCCAATCTAACCCATTTAACTTCTTCTTCCGATAATGGATTACTCTCAACTGCCTGTTTAATAGCGTCCCTAACTAGATCAAGCAATTCGTTTTTAGTTAAGTTTTCGATGCTCATTTGCAGTTCCACCGTTTAAGACTTGCCGCTTTCCTAGTGGGGCGACCTTTTTCATCTTTCATCGGGCCGGGCATACCGCTCATACGGGCACAAAACGACTTCTTACGTGGGCCACCTTCTGGCTGTGGCGCTTTCAAATGTGAACCTGTAGCAGCGTTATATTTGGCACGTCCTTTAGCAGTGAGTCCTGCACCTTGCGATACAGGTAATTTTTCCCCACGACCAACAGCAAGAGATACCCCACCCTTTTTCATTTTTGCAGTCTTTGCGGACTCTTCAAATGCTTTTGCAGTGGGGGCACCTTTACTACCCGGTTTACGCATCTTTTCACCGGAGCCTTCTTTAATACGCTCTTGCTTAGCGTGAATATTAGCGTAAAGCCCGGGCTTAGCCATACTGAATTGTCTGGTAGTTAATATTAGTCACAACAGCATAAATACCTAACTGAGCCAAAATACCTTCACCAGAAAAAATAACTTGGAAAGGTTGAACTGCAGTGCCGGTATTGTAGCTAGTCATCCACCTACCAGTCGAATAAATACAAGCAGTGCCTCCAGCAATTGTGCCAGAGTTAATGTCTGTAACGGTAAATGTGTTTGCACCAGTTACAGTAACGATGTAGTTACCAGCGGTAGCAGACGACCCTGCAGCGGCAGCAAAAGTAAGGCCAATATTTTGACCCGAGGTTAAACCGTGAGCAGTTGCAGTTACAGTTACAATATTGCCAGAACGAGCATAAGTAGCCGATACCGGTGCAGTAACTGCATCAAAAATGTCGACGCTACCAGCAGTACCTGTACCAAGATAAATCAAGTTTTTTAGGCGAGTACGCCCTGCAGCCATAAGTCCAGACCCCGTAAGGTGCGAACTTTTTACGTCATATTGCATCGTCATAATTAATCTCCTAAATCAAAGAAAGGGGCCATAGCCCCTGCGGGATTAATTAATCGAGGTTGCCGTATGGGTATGTAGTCGTGGTACCGATGCTGCCATCAAGCTGGGTGTAACGAACGGTGAAGTAAAACTTACCGCCAGTAATTGGGCCAGCTAAGGAAGTACCCACAATAGCTACAGTAAACACAACCTGTGAAAGTTTAGAGGCATTGGGGTTTGTACCTGCGCCGTTAGAAACTAGAATGTCTGCGCTCGTGGACGCTTGGTTAGCTAGTTGAGTAGCGGTGAAAGTAGCCAATGACTGACGACCAACAGCAGGTGAAGTTAAAACTGCGGTGTTAGCATAAGCGGCTGTACCAGCGGCTGCAGTGTAGTTGTTCGATACATAAACAGTCGTCGAGGTCAACGTGCCGGTAGTAATAGCCGGAACAACACCGATATCTACAAAAATGTCGTTGATTGATGAACCGTAGGGCAGATACATAACTGCACCACGATAGATGTTTGTTGCCGAATCAGCAGGAATAGTTTGAGCTACTGATGGGTATACTGAAGAAGAAGGTTGATAAACAACAGCGTTTAAGTTAGGTATGCCGTTAGCATTAACAAACTGACCAGAAGCACCGCCGTAGTTAGCCGAGCCGTTAGTGGTAACAGTTAAATCAATGTCTGCTGCTTGTACTAAATCTGTGTAACCGACGTTACGTAAAGCGCCGAAACGCTGATCGCCAGATAGAATTGGACCTTCGAAGGTAGCGCGAGCCATAATAATTCCTTATGCAAAAGTACCTTACCAATCGTTGCATCGTCTGCTGGGGCAGTCAAGTAAGGTATAAATCCCAGATATGCTAATAATACACCAAAATAAAGTATGTGCAAGTAATTTACACAAAAAAGCAAGCCCCCCAACCTTGTGAGCTAGGGGGCTGCGACTAACCACCGAAGTAGTTAGCGGGGCACTTAGAACGAACCTGACGAACCCCAAGCACCGAGCGGATCAGACCAGCCGAAGCTGTAACGCTCGCGTGACTTGTAACGTACGTTGCCAGTGTCGAAATCGCCGTCCATACTGTTTTGCAGCGGAGTACGAACGAAGTGCTTCAGACCGTTAGGAACGTCGGTCAACAAGAACCATGCGTTAACGTCGGTCAAAAAGTGGTTAACAGTGTAACCTTCTGGAACAGTGCCGTTGTTGTTAATGGCGCTGATATCGTTGTTGTTTGTACCAACACGGAGTTTGGTTTCCAACAGACGGGTAGCAACGAACATCAATGAAGGAGGCACAACCAGTTTGCGTGGCTTAGCAGCGATCAACAGACCGCGTTCATCAGTCCATGCAGCGATCTGAATAACGGCAGCTTCCAAAGAAGTTTCGTTAAGATCAACAGGGGTTGATGGGGTGTTGGCGTTGGTACCACCAGAAACGAGCGGGTGTGCAGTGTTGAACAGGGAAACGCCGTCACCGCCGTTGTATTGGCCGTTGGTGTTAAAACCGTTGTTCAGAACCGAAGCACCTTTAACTTGCTTGGTGTAAGCCATAGCACGAGCCAATGACTTGGTGTAACGAGCTGACAAAGAATCGTAGAGGTTATCTTCAATTGCTTCTTCAGTGATCGAAAAACCAAGGGCAATGGTTTCGTGTGAGTAACGAGTCGTCCAAGCTTCTTGCGCGTTATCGTAAGCGATAGCAGCACCTTCAGACTTGACTGGAGCAGCGGAGAAACCCGACAACTTCGTTTCTTCTTCGAACGAACGCTCTGAAGATTCGATTTCGTAGAGTTCTTTATGCTCTTCGCCGTAACGTGCATATTCAAGACCAAACAATGCGTTCAGGCCGGGGAGTAGCTCTTTAAGGAGCTGCGAACGTGAAATAGCCATTTTCTAGCTCCTTATTAGTTAGAGGTACCAGCTGACTGGTAGTACGAGTGAACGCCAAAGTTTAACTTGACGATACAATCCGTATACGCATCACCGGGGTTGGATGGGAAGTTGCCACCGAACGAAGAGTTGGCGTTAACCAAGTCAACGATCTTACATGCCAAGGCACTGGTGTTAGCAGCCGAAGAAGCCAACGCAACAACCGAGTTACCAGTCGTGGTGTTAACAGTCGTCGAACCCGTACCAGCCGTGAAGTTGGCCAGAGCAATGGTCTTACCGATAGAAGCAACGGTAATCGAACCAAGCGATTGCACTTGGAACAGTGCATCTGGATCATCCATCACACGAATGTAGATGTTGGTGTAGCCAGCGGTTACTGCGTTAGCAGGTAGATACTGAGCATACAAAGGATAGCCAAGCTGTTGACCAGCCAACTGATAACGGACGCCAACGCACACACCGACGATACCGGCAGTAGAAGTGGTAGGAGTAGACGTTACAACAGTAGGTTGACCTGCAACTGAGGCACCGAGTTGAACTAAGTCACCGAAACCGATAGGAGCGGTGTTGTTTGTGGTCAGCAAAATTTCGCGGATAACACCGCCGTTAAATGCTTGACCGCCGATCAGGTTAATCGGCTTTAGCCCATAGGGGCTGGATACTGTAGCCATTTAAGACCTCCGAAAGAGAATTTTTATTTACCCTTTCCGAAAGTGACTTTGGTAGACCGTTCTTTGAACAGTTTCATACGTGGGTCCTCATCACGGAAAAAGTTGTTATCTACCGATTCCATCTGAGAAGTAGACATGCGCTCATAAAAAGCAGCACGTTGTTCCATCATCTCTTTTGGCGCTCGGCAAAGTACTAAACCACCAACTTCAATTGAACCTTTAAACTGGCCATCGATGGCCGCGTGGGTCATAAGCTCAGGATAGTCTTCTGCCTTTACAGGTTCAAACCCCTCCCTACGCCGTCCAGAAAGATTCATTGGATCAGCTTCGCCCATAGTAGAAAAACGTACGTATCTATGAACCCAGCCTTCTCTAGGATTAGGCATTGGCAGTGTCTCGGGCGGTGCCCAAGTGTTCACGGGACGGGCTTCTAGTTCACGTAAATCTAAATCACGGTTAGGCTTAACCATTATCTTTCTCCATTAATTTGTTCGGCAACCTTGCGGGCGTAAAGCTCAAGTGGTACTCCTAGGCGTTTTGCAATTTGCACCTGTGTTGGAGTCAATTGAACTTTCTTTGGTGCTGTAGAACGAGTAGCAGGTGCTACTACATTAGCTGCAGGCTTTGCGCGGCGTTGAGGTTTAGTCTCTACCGGTGGTGTTTCTTCTTGGCTCCCGAAATAATCGGGGAATCTTTTTTGGATTGTACTACTAATTTTTTCATAGTACTCATCCGAACCTACATATTTGTCGCCAAACTCCCTTGCAAGGCGATTATGAATGGTAATTGCAAGCCCAGTCATCTCATCTTCTTCAGGAGTTTCGCCACCATACCAAGAGTTTTCTTCCAACCACTTACCCAGTTTTGGGTCTTGTTGTGGCTCTGGAGTGTACTCAGGTACTTGAACAGGTACTTCTTTTACTTCAATAGGTCGTAGGTTTTTAACTTTATCAACCTTAAGCGCTGCTTCCGCCATACGTTGTTGGGCTTCGGCAAGGGCTTCACCGTCACCACTATCGTAGGCTTCTTTAAACGCTTTTTTAGCTGCAGCTAGTTCAATATCTGCGCCGTTCTTGCCTTGCTCGATGAAAATCTTACTGCCTTCGTGTAGCTGTTCTTGAGTTTTTTTCAACTCATCAGCTAGTACTTTAGCAGCACGGATTGCTTCATCACGCATGCGCTGGGCTTCTTCTTTCGCACGACGTTCATCGTGGTAGCCTTTACCCAACTTCTTGATACGCTTTTGAACTTTCTCGTCATAAGACTCAAGCTCGTCGTCCGTTACAGGCTCCGGAGGTGTCGCCATAGGTTTGCGCCCACGGTCTTTCTCTGGTGTATCGTCAACAATCTCAATGTCTAACTCAGACTCGTTTTCAATCACCGCAGGTTTTGCATCTTGCTTTTCCTGCTTAGTTTCAACTTCATCTGGAAACTCAAACGTATCAGGCTGGGCACCGGCTGGAACCATACCACCTTTACCGTCATAGACGGCTACGTATTCTTCTGTTGCCATTTATTGCTCCTTATGCACGGCTAATGCCGCGAGGGTCTTGCACTACGGCCTCTACGGAGTCATCGTTAATAATCCTGAATTCCTGACCGTGAATCTTAATGCGTGATCCTGAGTTAGGGCGGATTAAAACGAAGTCACCTTCTTTACATAGCGGACCGCTTGGGAAGCGCTCTTTATCTACGTAAGCATCGGGGCCAATGGAAACAACAAATAAGACAGGGGACAATACTTCTTCGTAATGCTTAGACATTTCTGCCTTCACAAGTCCGCTTTCGTATTCGTTGTCTGCTGCCGGAACCATACATAAAATATGATATCCAGCGGGTTTGGGTAACTGTGTTGCTTTCTGTTCTTGCTTTTCAGGCAATTGAGAAATATTACCCATTGCGTCACTAATTAATAGCTCAGCCATTATCGTCCTCTAGTTTTTGCTCGCGGTCTTTGATTAAATCAATAGCAAGGGCAAGACCACGGATAACCCCTGTTACATGCTTATACTCGTCAAAACTTTGGCAATTGCCTGCGGCAATGAATTCGGATTTGTTATCCACTTCTTTCTTTAGCTCGAAACGAAGATATTCGTATTCGGTCATTTAGTTTCCTTCTTTGGTTTTTTAACATTCACTGATTGTTTTTGAATGTTCAATTGATGTTCCTGCTGCATAGCTGTCTTAGCAACGTCCATCAGACCTTTACCTGTAGCCAACTTATGTTCTTTGTCTATCTGCATTTGGTCACGTAAGGCATCCGTCATCAACTTACCTGCAGCGATTCGATCTGCTGACTTGGTTTTTTGATTTTGAATTACTGCATTAGCGGCCAACGTACCTGCTGCAATCCGGTTTTGTGCCTGAATGCGCTGCGCTTCAATCTCCAATTTCTTAAGCTGGATTTGGGCGTCGGTCTGATCCTTTTGATTCTTACGCTGTTGCTCTTGAGCCTTGAGTTGCAGCTCTTGCATTTGCATTTGAATGATCGGGTCTTGTGCCTGTTGTTGAGCTTGTTGCTGTGCGGCCTGTTGTTTGTTTTGAGCCAGCAGACGTTGTGCAGCTTGAGCCAACATTGGGGACATACGAGCTTCTACTTCTGGTGACAAGTCCACATCTTCTTCCGCACCAAGTTCGTCTTCTTTCTGCGCAGGCATGTTGTAGCCTAGTTGCTTCTCGATCTCTTTGCGGTACTGGAACCCGATATGCTCGTTGATGTGCGCCATCATGGCGGCTTCTAACTGTTGAGCTTGTGGGTTGTTTTGTAGCAATTGCAGGATTTTTGGGTCTTGCATCGCTGCCATGTGAACTGCAATATGTGACTCGTGATCTTGATAACTGAATGCCTTGACTGGCTTCATCATTAGGATGTTTTGGTTTTCAGTTACTGGATCAGCTGGCTTCTGGTCAATAGCCATAGGTATTAATTTTTCTACATTCTTAACACCCAAGACTTCAATCATCTGCCTATGCAGGAGTGGTAAATTATATAGTTGCGGAGCTTGCTGAGCCAACTGCAGTACAGCTTGATACTGAACAATTTTTTGAGCCATCGTGCTAGCATTTGGATCGCTAACCGGCACAACGTCAATATCATCGTAGTCAGATTTCTTAGCTGATGCTTGGCCTTCAACTGGCTCATAGTCATACTCTTCTGGTGTGTAGTCGGCAATAATGACTTTAAGCAAACGGAACTCTTGGCGCATTGAGTAGTGCAAACGTGCTTGAATTGCGCTCATCACCTTCAAAGTTCGCTCAAGTATCGCTAACGTCGTACCCACTGGAGCGTTGCCGCCCATGTCAGAAACTTGTAAGTCACCAGCAGAAATGAAACTACGACCTTCTTGCACGATCTGATTAAATAACTGGAACAACGTCTGGCTTGGCTCTTTGTATGGGAGCAACATCACGTTGTCTTTGATCGTACCGCTTGGGACATCTACGTCTCTAAACTCTCCCGGGCTAATGGGGGTATCATCGCCTTTGACACGCAATCCACGCGACTTAAGTCCACCGGGAAGGTTTGATAATGTGCCTGCATCCACCAACTGCCGAACAATGGACGTAGCACTACGAGCGTAACCGCCGATAAGATGAATAAGACCGTAACCATAAAAGCCAAACCCCGGGACATACTGGTAATGAACAAAGTGAACACGTTTAGTCTTGAGTGGATCATCCTCGTACCAGTTACGTCTAATAGCTAATACTCGGCCTGAACTCTTCTCAATAGTAATAATGTAAGGTAGCGCAACGCCTGTCGGTTCATCATCCTTATCCATATCTTCGTAACCGGGAAGATCATAGTCTACGTGCATCTCTAGTATACGGAACCGATTATCATTTATCGCTGTGAAGCCCTGCTCTTCTGCCTTGCGTTTTTCAATATCGTCAAGGACTGCATAAGGTTCACCTAAGTCAATATCTCTATAGAACCCAGCAACTTGTAGCTTCTTTACCTCGTTCTTTGTCTTGCGCATTACGTGAGTCATACGCTCCGCAGTATCCAGATTACTTGCACCATAGGGCACAACAAAATCTTCTGCGGGAACAAACATCGCTACTTGTCTGTCTAAGCTGGGATCAAAATAAACTTTCTTAAACGCCGAGCCTGCCAGTGGTAAATTCCACAATAGCTTCTCATGCTCTGGGCGATACTCGGTCATTTGCTCGGTCAGCTTGTAGTTCATATCGTCGCTGACACGTATAGAGGCTTCTCGTTTTTCTGTGGTTTCTTTACCAATAATCTGGGTTTTTACAGGACCCATTGCAGGAAAGGTTTCCATGATTGCTTCGGATTGAAACCTGACAACCGCCTCTGCCAACATAGGATGGTAAACACCACAAGCGCCAGCCCAAGGCTCGGTAGTTTCTTCATACTTTAGCCCTAGTAATTTAAGACCCTCGACATAGGTATCCGCCCAATCTTTACGTGCTGACTGATCGGCTTCAAACAAACCTACCAATTCACTACCAATAGTCATTAATTCTGATTCGGACAGGTCTTCGGCTAAATTTCGACTAAAGTCTTCATCGCCCTCTTTCTCAATATCAATCTCCATATCCCCCGCTTTAATATGTACTGCTTCGGGATCAACGACTTCGATCTCAATTGGCTCTGCTTGTGTCGCAGCTATTCCCTGTGGGGCCTGATATAATCCTTTGTTGATTGCCATAATCTGTCCTATACGTTATAAAACCCAGCGTTGCGTTTTGATTTAAAATACCGAATCTCTTCGGGTTCGTCAGACTGCAGACGAATAAACCCGCCTCTACGGAAACGCATTAACGCTTGGGTCATGGAGTCAACTAAGTCATCATGCTCGCCTGAAGGGAATGAGGCCACCTCTTCTACAAGCTCTTCTGCCCAATGTGTATTGGGAACCCACACGAATCCACTTGCAAACATATCCGCAACGGAGTTTAATCGGGCAATTTTATCATTGCCTTTACTGGGAGTATAATCCTGCACCGGTATTCCCATCGCTCTAAGTTCAAACAATAGCGGCGCACCCGAAGCTTTCGCTTCAACAATAAGTGCATCTGGCTCCCATTGTTGGTACTGCTCCATCGCTTTTTGCTTCAGTTCCGGAAACTCCATACGCTTTTTAAACGCATTTAATAAGATAATATTGGCTTGCGCCACGCCCCTATCGTCATCATGGTAGAAAACACCCCACGTTGTGCATGCTGAATAGTCACTTCGCTGTGTTTTTAGGAACGCCGTATCCCAAGATTGGATGATAAAGTCACAATAAGGGGGTCCATCCCCCTCCCAAATGTTCCACCACTCACGTTTTACGATAGCATTTACGTCAGAAGTTGGCTGTTGCTGGTACTGAGCCTGCCATTTACCTATAGGAAGTTCATGTCTTAGCGCTTCTAACTGTTCTAATGGCCAAAATTCAGGCCAAAGTGGGTTGCCACTCGGTAAAATTGCAGGAAATTCGATTACTTTCCACTCTTCTCCATTTCTTTCCAGCGAAGATTTGAGAACTTGCCCTGTTAAATCACGTTTTGACCAGCGAGTCATCACTATAACGATAGCCCCGCCCGGCTGTAGACGCTGACGAGGGCCTGATGTGTACCACTCGTAGGTTTTATCGTAGACTTCTGGGTTATTTTCAGCTATGGTTGCTTCTTGTTCTGAGTGCGGGTCGTCAATAATGAGGATATCTGCGCCCTTACCCGTAACAGCACCGCCCACACCGATAGCAAAGTAGTCTCCACCAGCGTTAGTCGCCCACCGGCCAGCAGCTTTAGAGTCCGCTTGTAGTCCAACTCCCGGAAATATTGACTTATACACTTCCGAATCGACCAAGTTTCTAACTTTCCTACCAAAACCAACAGCCAATTCAGCGGTGTGAGACGTTTGAATAACTTTTTTACCCGGGAACTTACCCAAGAACCAAGCTGGAAGAAGATAAGACGCAAACTCAGACTTAGTATGACGAGGAGGCATATTAATAATAAGGCGCTTACAGGTGCCATTGGCCACCTCCTCAAATGCTGCAGCCATTCTCGCATGGTGTCTACCCGCTATGAACGACGGCCAGACCTTCTCAACGAATGCCAAGAACCTCTTTTGCGATAACTCTTTAGACTTAAGCTCTTCTAGCTTATCTAGCTCAACCAGTAACTGCCTTTGCTCGGCTGCTGACAATTTACTCAATATGCTGGGTATTTTGTCGAGGTCTATGTTCTGGTCAATCTGCATCGGGTTCTTCCTCGATGTCATCTGGTTGCAGCTCGATGCGCAACTCTTCTTCTAGCGTGTCACTTATGGGGGTAACGTCGATCACATCTGCATTGAGCAATCTTTTAACCCGCTCTTTGATTGCATTTTCTAGATCGGACGACGATTTGTAGTTGACTGTAACTTCGCTTCGCTCGGTGAATAGTCCGATGTCGCTGTGCTTACCAAGCAGCTCGAGTGCTTTGAGTTCGTACTTAGGATCACCACAATTGGCAATCTCCATAAGTTTCGCAGTAACCGCTGAACGAGTCTCATGCACATCCATTGCCAACTGATTGGCGTACTGTTTGAGGAATTCTTTTGCCGCATACGCAGCGGTGGGTTGTTGCAAGGCTGATGCTTTCTGGTTACTAATAGCGGATGTCACTAATTTCTTAGTCTGCTCCAGTTCTTCCGGAGTAGCTTCTATCGTCATGCCTAATTCTTCAAGCATGTCCACTGTGTTAGCTGTTACCGCAAGTTCGTCTTGAAAAGTCTTAGGCTTCTCGTCATCCGTGTTGTACGGAACCTTCGGCCCTTTGGATGGCTCAATAGTAATCATGTGTTGTATTTTTGCAACCGCTAAAGTATTTAGTAGTACGGTGATAAGTGCAAGTATATATTATTTTTTACGCTTTGCAACTTTTGCTCGCTTTATTGCTTCATGCTCATCGTAGTGATGTATGCGGTGGCAGTTAGCACAAAGCACTTGACACTTCTTAATTTCTTTCTTTGCAGCGCTTATGTTCCAGTTACGTAGAAGCTCATGTACTTTTCTGTTAGACTTATCTCTAACGATGTGATGGAAGTCCAACGTAGCGGGGTGATTTTGTCCGCATTTTTCGCAAGCCAGTGTAGCCTTGAATTCCTGCCACTGCTCTCGCGCCTTTTTCTTAGCTGCCGTCGTAGCGGCGAGTACCTTCTCTTTATTAGCTAAGTAGTAGTTCCTTGAATATTCTTTATGTTTACGCTTACGTTCTTCCGGGTCTTTAATGGGCATTAAAGCATCTCTCTAAGAATAACTTCTTAAACTTAGGCGGCAACTTCGTATAGTCATTGTTGAAGTCGGTTGGCATCCTAGTCCATACATCCGCTAGATAAAACGGTGACTTTCCTTTCGGGTACCAAGCACGGGTATGAGCCATCACGAGGTAGAAGTATACATAAGCGTTTGCCTTTTGTACGTATTCTTTACTATTAATTGGTAGATAGAACTCATTGATCTTAGCAGCAGACCTGATCTCGCAGTCTAGTTCTAGTGCAGCGCATGCGGTGACTACCTCTTTAATCTTAGCTTTGGGCAGCTCTATCTCTTTAGTTAGCCATTGATGCAGCAAGTCAAGTGGGGCATAAGCCTCGTCCTTCCATATAATTTGCTGATCCCATATTGGCACTTTCTGTATGAATTGATCTCTATGGCAGCTCTCATGTACAAGTATAGGTAGCCATTTGCCGGAATCCATGTAACAGGCCACAACTAATTCCGGCAGGGAATCGCAGAAGTAACCAGAGCATCTCACCCCATCTACTCTTACAGCTTGCTTACGTAGCAGCTTGACCCCTATGTCATGTGCATTGCTTGTGGCTATTTCGAAATTGACCCATGTCTGCATGTCCTTTGGTAGCCCTTTGATATCAATTTCAATCTGGTTCATTGCATCCTCCGGTTAGCTAGGTCTAACTAATTATATATGGGGGAGGGGGGTGTGGGAGGTAATAAATATGTATGGGGGGTATGGCTAAGGTTCATTTAGTACAAGGGGGGTATTTTTGTAGCGTGATATTGGTTGTGCAGATTATAGAGTAAGCCAGAACTACGGGACTCCTAAGTAAAATTTTGGGGGCGGGGGGTTAAAAATAACAAATGTTATTTATTATAAAGTTTACGTAAAACCTGATTTTCTCGATTAACTTAGGCATACTAGACTCATGGCAAGCGATAAAGCAAACCATAATTTAACATTACATTACTTAACCTTACTTAACGGAGTTATACCATGCAAACCTTAAATAACATTGTTACCGATACTGAAGTTATTGTTTCTAACGCAATGGCTATGCTTAACGAAAAGCAAGCGGAGCTTGCGAAAGCTCGTACTCAACTAGTTAACAAAGCCAAAGGTACAGGCGAGGTTATCAATACGTATGCCCGTATCCTTTGCGAACTTTACGATATTTACGGTACTGATAACAAACTAGCTTTCAAATGGTACGAGCGCAAGGGCAAACTGAAACAACCAATTAACGAGGAGCGAGACTTATTCGTAAAGGACATGAGCAATGCGGGATTTGATAAACCCACGATAACAACATATTGGCAACGTGTTAAGGTCGCATCAGGTTATATTACCCCAAACAATAGGGTATCAGGCGGCGAGGTCAATATCGACGATGTTACTAAAAAGGAGTTAAATACCATTATCAATCGTATCTACAAATCAGAGGAGGATAACTTGACTACTAACAACAAGGCATTGGATGCAATGCACCTACTTGTGCAAGCTTTCGAGGCATTAGGCGGCGATGTTACCAAACTCGGCACTAAGTAAAAATAACAAATGTTATTTAATCCCGCTTCGGCGGGATTTTTTATGTCTACTAATTGAGAATCGTTCTCATTCTTATTATGATAGTTTCCAAGAGCGAAAGCGAAAGCGCAAGCGAGAAGTTTGTTAACAATATACGGGTAAACCCTGCTAATGTTACGATGTTATTTAGTGTAAAGTACAATGTTATGATAACAATGTAATAAAATCAAGGACTTAGCCTAATGTTACAATGTTATGTGAAAAAACCTATATGTTCCGGATTTTCAGATCAAAAGAGATAACAATGTTGTGTAAGCAAAAGTACTTTCACTTTGCTTCATATATATATTTTTAAATAACAATAATTTATAATAGTTAACACATCTCGCAAACCTACTATTCATGCGGGTTTAGGATTGTTACGTAGTTTTCCGATTTCCATAACTTTTAACATAACAAAGCACCTCATTCCTGAACATTACATTTAGCTATTATTTTATGCTATACTATTATTTTATTCATTAGGACTAATCATGCGCTCAAAATACCTCAAACTGCTCAACCTTGACTACCTCGACCTATATAACCTTGTTAGAGGAACAGACTTCGAAAACTACACTAAGGTACGCAATGCAATTCACGAGGAGTTAAAACTGCATAACATTACGCCAACATATTTCAACGTGTTCTGGTCAAATGCACTGAAGGAGATGCAAAAGCAATTCAAGTACAAGCCGCCATATAGCCAATGCCCAAATGCTCTGCGTGCTGCTAAGAAACGAGAAGTACTCAAAGCCCACTTCAAGCAACTCTATAGGAAACTTAACAATGCTAAGCCAATGGATAAGTGAACCATCAACAAGGCTATTTACTTGACATTGTACAGTTTTTATGATATAATAGAAGGGTAGGGCAAAGTTATATAACATTACGCCAGTAAGCACAGCAAATGCAGCGACAAATAACAAATGTTATTTTTCAGGGAGAACGACATGCACAACGAGGACATCAAGTACTTATGTAACAAATGTTATGGAGGTTATGTACCTTTAGGGCGGCATCGTCTGGGCTACACAACATGCTTACCATGCGGTGACTTGCAAGCTAAACAAGTTAAACACACCATAGCACCTATTAACAAAAGCAACTATATGCACATCAGCGACATGAGTATGCTCAAACAACTTAACCCTAAGAGGACAATGTGATGGACTGGACTGAGAGTAACAATATGACAAACGACTTTGAGAGAATTGAACTGGCGTTCGACATACTGGCGGGTTGCGAAGTGATGGAGGAGTTTGAAGATTCACTCTGGATAAAGATAGATAAAGAATTGTGGAATCAATTCCAAGGAGTAAGTGATGAAAGTTAACATTGGCAATTACAAAAGTTGGTACGGATGCTATCAGTTAGCTGAAAACCTGCTGTTCTGGAAAGACAAGAACGATGACAAAGTTATGATGCTAGGCGATTGGTTAGCAGGGGAGAAGAATGATTCATGGTTGCAGAAAGCGTTATTGTGGATAGCCGATAAGCGCAAGCGCACAATCAAGGTGCATATAGATGAGTGGGATACATGGAGCGCAGACCATACGCTATCTTTAATTATCTTACCCTTACTAAAGCAGTTGAGAGCAACGACAAATGGCGCACCTTATGTGCAGGACGAGGATGTGCCAGAGGAATTACGCTCAACTAATGCACCCAAACCAGAACAAAGTTATGACGTAGATGATAACCACTTCAAGCGGTGGGAGTGGGTGCTAGATGAGATGATCTTTGCACATGAGCATATCGTAAGCGACGAGTGGGAGAACGAGTACTACAAAGCAGATGCCCAAGCGGATTGCGACTGGGATGGGTTAAATGCAATGAATGAGCGTATTAGCAGAGGGCTAATGTTATTTGGTAAATACTACAGGGGGTTATGGGTATGATTGACGCAGCGATTCTATTTGTGTGTTTGTTATGTGGTATCTGGGCAGTACTTGAAATCATAGGAGATTGACATGGGATTCGGTTACGGTTACGCCACTAGGAATAGCGGCATTAGGTTTATCAATAGTTATGAGCAAGCCCTTGAGCAGTACGAGACTACTGTGCCTATCAGAGGTAGAGGCGATGTGCGTCCGCTTGGACATCGTAGGAGTGTAGATAGCTACAAGATAGATAAGCTAGAGAACGGTGACATCAGGTGCTTGTTAGTTACTAGGCCAATGGTTATTTTCCATCCAGACAATACGGTCTCTGTGTACCAAGGTTGGGTAGGCACGGGTGCGTGTGCATTTATAGGCGAGGTGTTACGTGGTGTGGGTGCGAGGGTGTTCGATGGGCGCATCGTGCTGTGCATCAGAGACAAGGAGTTTAGGTTAGATCCAAAAGAACCGTTCAAACTTAGGCGCAATGAGTCTGGTTACTGGGAGGCGGCAGAGATACCCAAGGCTTATACGTATCACATTAGGCGCAAGGAGTATAAGCAAGTCAAACAGAGATACGCAGAGATACGTGACTACGTTATCGGCATGGCTAAGCTGCGGGAGAACGGAGAAGTAACTTATGAGGAGAAGGTAGAGTTATTCGGTGAAGTGGATTATAAGTACGAAGAAGATGGGACTACCTATAAAAGACTTAATTTACCTAGAGTATCAGTCACTAGCCCTGAGTGCATAAACTTAATGGTTAAGTGGTTCAACGAGGGGGAGCAGTACAAGGCGTTTGTCTTTACGTATACCTTTACTGGTATGTGGAGAATTCGGAGTAAAGATATTGCTGATATGTTGGACTCGTTTATCTTAGCTAAGCATAGAGATGAAGTGATTAAGAAGGTAGAGTTACCCGATGGTATGGTACGCAAGAATAAGTATTCGTATCTATTTTAGTTGGCCTATATACTTGACATTGTATAGTTTTTATGTTATACTTATCAGGTAAGGCGCAGTTTGTTTGTAGTGCATGCAGTAAACAAAGTAAACGCAGTAAAAATAACAATTGTTATATCTAATCTAAGGAAAACATCATGGCTAATATCGACTTTGGTAAGACCGTAACCCTGCAACAAGCAGCACAGTTAATCGCAGCAACCCCTGAGAATCGCTATCTATTACGAGGCGAGCCGGGCATTGGCAAATCATCTCTACTTAAGCAGTTAGGTGCAATGTTTCCTGACCATGAGATTGCGTATATCGATGTACCTAATATGGACTTGGGTGACATTGCTATGCCTGTGATTGACCATGAGAGCAAGACAACCGCATACTACCCGAACCGCAGATTCAAGATGCACACGGGCAAGCCAGTCATTATTATGCTTGACGAGTTTACCAAGGGCGCACAGCCTGTAGTTAATATGTTGCATCCGCTACTGGAGAAGGCTAACCCCCGCTTGGGTGACATCACTTGCAGCCCAGATAACATTGTTTTTATGACGGGCAATATGTCCGGTGACGGTGTGGGTGACAACATGAAAGCGCACACTCTTAATCGTGTTGTACCAGTAACAGTACGCAAGCCTAGCGCAGATGAGTGGATCGGTTGGGCTATCGAGCATGAGGTAGCACCCGAAGTGTGTGCATGGGTTAAACAATTCCCTCACGCAATGGCGAGTTACATGGACGCAGCATCAGGGGATAACCCTTATATCTTTAACCCTAAGAAAGTACAGCAAGCGTATGTATCGCCTCGCTCGTTGGAGACTGCATCTAACATTGTTAAGAAGCGTGGCAAGTTAGATGCCGATACTATCATCAATGCTCTTACAGGCGCAGTTGGCGAGGCCGCAGCCAGAGATATGCAAGCGTACATCGAGTATTCAGATCAGTTACCTACGTGGGAGTCAATTACGAGTGACCCTAACAATGCGCTTATCCCTACGTCAGCCGGTGCATGTGCAATTATGGTATTCGGTGCAATCGCTAAGGTGACTAAAGAATCGATGGATAAGTTTATGCAGTATCTCGAACGGTTCGAACCAGAGTGGCAAGCATGTTTTGCTATCAATATCGCTAAGACTTCAAGCAAGCAGCAAGTGGCGTTTAGTAGCAAGAAGTTCAGCGACTGGGTTGCTAAGAACCAAGACTTACTATGATCGATGACTTAAGGATACGCAAGTATGGGGCGTTGTTCATAGTGGAGTGGTGGGAGGTTAAAGATGCAGGGAATAGGAAAGCCCTTGTTGCTAAGGCTAACTTCTACTCTGCTATGGACGAGTTAGACGCATTCAGGCAGCACCAACAATTTACGGAAAGACATAATGGACATGACAATAGCGGAGTGGTTTCTACTGATATGGGCGCTAGTGATGACGTACCTATGGAGAATAACAATTGTTAGATTCATAGACTTCAGAGATCATACGTTTCTAACTATTGAGAAATCACTAGAAGGTAAAGGTAAGTTCGTCAAAGTAAGTGAAACAAGTATTACTTTCGAGGAGTTTTGATATGAACGACAAGCAAGAACGCAGATTGAAAAAGATCAAGATCACGTTGATGCGTAACCCTGAGTTTGCATTGTGGTCGGGCATTATGATGGTCGGCAAGACTCGTGTGGATGATAACTTTCCTAGCGCAGCGACTAATGGTAGGGACGAGTGGTACGGGCGCAAGTTTATCGATGGCCTCGATGACAAAGAGTTAGCGTTCGTTGTACTGCATGAGAATATGCACAAGGCTTATAGGCACTTGACTACGTGGAAGAAACTTAGCGATGAGAACCGCCTCTTAGCCAACGCTGCATGTGACTATGTTATTAACTTGCAACTCAAAGACTTAGACCCGCACGAGAAAGTAATTGCTATGCCAATGAAGGATGGCAAGGTGTATGGCTTGGTTGATGAACGGTTCCGAGGTATGAACGCTAAGCAAGTGTTCGACATACTAAAGAAAGAGCAAGGCGAAGGTGGTGATGGCGGTGAAGGTGGTGAAGGTTTTGATGAGCATGACTGGGAGGGTGCAGCCGAGTTATCCGAGGATGAGAAGCGTGAGTTAGAGCGTGAATTGGACAATGCCCTGCGCTCTGGGCTTATTGCTAACAAGCGTATTGGTAAGGGTAACGGTGGCATTAACCACGAAGTTGAGGAGATGCTTACACCGCAAGTTGATTGGCGTGAGCAGTTACGGGAGTTTGTCAAGGCTGTATGTAATAACAAGGATGCTTCATCATGGCGACGAGTGAACAGACGATTTTTATCAGGCGACGTATATATGCCTACGATGATTGGGGAAAAGGTTGGACATATTGCTATCGGCAGAGATACGTCTGGAAGCATGGGCGGGTCAGAGTTGGCAGCGGCAGCGGCAGAGACTAAGGGTATTGCATCCGAGGTTAGCCCTGAGAAGATCGACATGATCGATTGGGATTCATCAGTTGAGAAGCATGAAGTGTATGAGGGTAACGCAGTAACCAGTATCGAAGCGGGCAAGATGCGTGGCGGTGGTGGTACTGACCCTCGTTGTATGGCGGAATATCTCAAGGCGCAAGCAATAAAGCCTGAGTGTGTGGTTGTGCTAACAGATGGTTATATCAATGACTGGGGTACTGAGGATGATTGGCAGGGTGTGCCTGTGTTATGGGCAATCGTTGGTGGTAATAACGTAGTTGCACCGATTGGCAAAACTATTCACGTAAAGGACTGACATGGATAAGGAACTAGATATATGGGATGTGCAATTCCAAGAATTCTGGCATGAGTATGGTTTGACTTTGAAAGATAAGCACGATGCGTACTTTGCGTTTACTGAAGGGTGGCGTAAGGCCGTTGAGTTAATGATTGAGAAACTGGAGGCACGTTATGGCTAAGGCAATCGTAAGTATTGGGTATAGAGAATACATAATGGACTTCAAGGATGCTTGTGCGGTGGCAGAGATACTTAGTACTGCTGAGTTATACAAGACTAAGTACAACAAAGACGATGGAGGTAACACACACGAAACGCTCCACGCATACCCACAAGATAACTCTGATATGGCACATCTTTCAGTTAAGTTAATACCGGATGAGTTGTATCGCATGGCTAAGTTAGCGGGTAAGCCTAAGGATGAATGATGAGAACGGTACGCATACTAGGAATTACAAGGGGGGCACTTGACGGGATGTATAACATTGACGCCCATTTATTATTTAGCGGCGGGTATGTGGAGTATTCATTTCCTTGGTATTCCAGAGAGGCAATAGATGAGTTAGCAGTACTAAAGCAGTTGCAAAAATATCGTAGAAATATCGTAGTTTTATTTTAACCACAGGGAGTTTTACCATGAGTATTTCATCAAGCGCAATGCTAGTAGAGTTGAACATCAGCGTATGGACAGCAGCAAAGTTAGACAAGGATGCAACCAAAGCGGTGATTAGTGATAACAAGGCATCGAGTGATTCGGGTTCGTTTCGTAAGAATCTGTTAGCGGGTACGTCATTACGCAAAGAGATTAGTGACTTTGCAGCAGCATGTCGGGCTTACCATAACAAAGTTACATTGCCTTGGGCTGATCGAGGTGGGCGTATGTTACCCACGTCGTTGTTCATGGAGTACAAGCAGCAGATGAATGTTAAGCAAGCGTACTTCAACACGTTAACGCAACGGCTCTACGACAACTATGAGGGACTAAAAGAAACAGCTAAGACTTACATGGGCGATCTGTTCAATGAGGAGGACTACCCATCGGTTGATGAATTACAAAATAAGTTTGGGTTCCGGTTGGTGTTTAGCCCGTTACCCGAAGCTGGTGACTTTCGCTTAGATGTACCACAGCAGGACTTAGAAGAAATGAAGATGCAGTATGAGTCGGACTTCAGCAAGCGGTTAGCGGATGCGATGCGTAAGCCTTGGGATGACTTGCATAATCTTTTGCGGGGGATGAGCGAGAAACTATCAT